GAGAGGCGCTCACACCGCTCCCTAACCCCTCGCAAGCTTCCTCTACCATCTTGTGGATCTTATCAAGGTTCAACGCCTCTACAGCGCCGCTACGCTTCTTTACTTTGATACCATGCCCGTTTGTCATACTTTCTTCCAGTCGTTAAATTTGAGGGTTGCTTGTAGTCCCTGATAGACGTTACAGTCTACCAGAGATTGAACATCATGTCCAGCAAGATGCATGTCATTGATGTCTTTCTGTTGTATATTTTTTGGCCAAATGACTACCTTATCTCCTCGGTCAATGACTTTGGAGATCCTGGCGACGATCTCTCTATTGCGTGGTTCGTTATCAAATACCCAAATATGATCGCTCCAATTAAGCGACCGAATATCAGCATCGGACCCAGCCATAGCAACTGAGTTTTTGAGAAAGGTCGCATCAAATGGTCCTTCAACAATATAGATTGGTTCGTCTGTGTTTATCCTGTCCTGTCCAAAGATCTTGGGTTGTTCCTCGTCCAGCATGATCGTGATGTATCTTAGTTTTGCCTTAGGAGCAAGCGATCTGCCTTGGTATCCGAATAGGTTACCTTGTTTGTCTTTGAATGGGATGATAATGCGTGGACTGTCTTGTCTGAGAGTGTCAAAAGTCTTCTTTTGTTTGTTTGTCCACTCTTTAAATTTGGGACAATAATAGAAGTAATCAAGATCTTTGATACCTCTCTCTTCAAGATAGACCCTCGCTGGGTGAGAATTATTTAGCGAAGAAATCTTTTCAAGACCTGTATCACGTTTTACAAATTTGGGTTCCTTAAACTCAAATTTAGGGTTGGGTGTGGCAGTTCCCTTGCCAGTGCTACCTTCCTTAAATTTCTCCATGACATATTGTTCATAGAGATGTGTGTCTTGATCTTTTAAAAAATTAGAAAGTGATCTGCCCACACCACAATTGTGGCATTTGTAGGTAAAATTATTCTTGATCTTAAAAAGATATCCCCTCGCCTTATTCTTTCTCTTCTGACTATCACCACAATAAGGACACCTGAAATTATACAGGTCTGCCTTCTTGCGGGAGAAAAGAACTAAGCGAGAGGATACTAATTGTATATACTTTACGTCAAGATAACTCACGAACAGGCATCACCACTTCAGACATACTAACAGAGGATGCAGGAGCAGTCAAGAGCCTGACGATGGGTGGAACCACTTGTAACACTGCCACAAGGGTAGCGAGAACAGCGCCAGCACCAATGACAAACTTAGCATTGGTATCTACTTTTTTCTGAAGAGTAGAAACTCTCTGGTGCATTACTTCGTGGTCTTTATCCACTTTAGTTTTCAAATCCTCAATCATTTTGATGATGAGTTGATTTGATTTTTCACCTTCATCAAGGCGATTTTCATGACGTTCTAAGATTATAGCAATCTTATTGCTGTTCTCAGAGATGGTGCCGACAGCACGTTCAAGTTTGTCAAGCATCTCTTTAGAGAGATCTTCATAAATATCCAGTTTACTTTCTAAAACTGCTAGTTTTTGAAGACCGAATGCCATGATCAGACATTCTTGATAGCAAAATCAAGTGCTGCCTGGTAAGTTCCTGCATCTTTGTTGAGCATGTATTGGAACTGTTGCTTGTGAGTATCATCCAACTGAGCATAGCAAGCAGCGATACGCTTAGCAGAGAAGTTGTCTAGATTTTGTACTCCACCATCAGCAAACTGGATCTTTGCAAAAGATCCTTCACCCTGTGGGTTTAGTTCGGAAGTTGCAACGTCAAGTGCAACCTGTACTACGTCCTGATTTTCGATCAAAATCACTTCATTCATATCAATATCCTCTTTTTTAAGTTTCTTAGTTTGATCTGATGCCTTCTTTTTAAAGTCAGACAGACGCGCTTTCATGAGCGTATCCATCTCTTTGGTTTTACGCATCATTTTTTCTTTTGCTTCTCCACGTTTCTTTTGGAGATCTCTTTGGCGACCCAGTTTCTTACCCTGAGCAATCTGTTTTTGAGCTCTCTCAGTATCTGTTTGCAGAGCTTCGGTTACGTTTGTGTCTTCTTTCATTTTCCTTTTATTGATACGGTCGAAGAGAGAGCGGGCACCCTTAGTGCGTCCATCAACTTTTTCATTATTTTTCTTATACTTACGATGCTGTCTAGGATTTACCATGACAAAAGCAGGTGGTAACTGGAGACCAGAACCATCGCCAGCACTATTAATCATCTCATTCATATCAGATTTAGTGTTTTTAGACATTCCTCGTCAGCGTCGTTTTCTAAAGAAGTTGGTAATCTATTTAGAAACAACATAAACGCCTTAATTTGACGCCAGTATGTTGCTTCAGTTTTATAAAAAAGCAGCGGAGTTGCTGCTTCACCAAACACATTATACAATACAATCACATGATTTAAAATCAAATGAGTTTTGAGTTCACCCGTCGTCTCGTATCTTTTTAACAGTCGTTTGATGTACTTAAATCTCTTTAAGTCTTCTTCAAAGTCAGCATAAGTTACGGACGACGGGTTGTTATAATTTTGAATGGCAAAGAATAACCAGTTGTCTGGTGTCAATTCATCAAAATTCATTTAGATCATGCGGTGGTTACAACTGCGGTAGCAGAGATTACTTCAGGAGCACCATTGCTAGAGTTGATCTTAACGCGGTATGAACCAGCATCAGTTGTAGCGTAAGTAGCAACATCAAATGTAGTTGCTGTTTCGCCAGCGAGATCTTCCCAGCGTCTGCCATTCTTCTTCTGCCACTGATAAGTGAGAAGCGAAGCATCTCCAGGTGGAGTAGAGATAGCGTCGAGGACGAGGGATAGTGCAGCACCAACTGCAACAGCAGTATCTGCTGGTTGAGTGTTGATGGTGATGAGGACTGCTACGTCTGCTGCTTGTGCGTCGTCTGCCTGAGTTTCAGTTCCATCGGGATTAGCGATGAAGACCATCTGCTCTGCTTTGTGACGGGTAGCACCAGAAGCATCAGTGTATGAAAAATACGACCACCAACCAGGAGCGTTTAGACCACGCTCCTTGTTAGCTTCAAGTTGTGCCTCAGTTTCATCTACAAAGATGACCTGCTTTGCTTGTGACGACGCAGCGATGCCTCTACCAGCTTTGGTGACGTTGGCATTACTGTCAGTTCTTCCGTATAGAGACATGTTTTCTCCAGATAAACTAATTTTCCTAAATTTTATTTATATTCTCAGGCTTCTTCGCGGGCAGCAATTGCTTTCTTGACAACCTCTAGAAGGTTATCATCCATTTCGGTCTTGGTTAGCTTGACTGCTTTCTCTAGAACAAGAATACAAATCTCAACTAGTTTTTCACCCAGTTCTTCGTTGTCGGGAACTTTGGAAACAGCGTCTTTTACAATCTTCGATGCAAGTGGGAGTAGAAATGCGAGCATGATCTTACAGCATAGTGCAAGAACTATTTATTTCTCCCACTCATCTAAAATGTCTGTCAACTTTGCAAGGAACTGTTTGAAGGTTAGAAGCGTGCCAGAACGATGATCGCGGCGTGCTTTTGCTACACCACCTTCAAATGATTCTTTCTTGTTCTTATGCTTCCAAGCAGTAGCATAAGCAATACCTTCTTTATCTTTCGGATAGTTTTTCTTTATGTGCTTGACCATCCGCTCGTACTTTTTTCCAGGGGGTGCTACCTCCTTGACTAGATCAGGATGTGGAGCATAGAGAGGTCCCTGGTAGTTACCAGCAAATTTAACATCTTCGTTGGTTACGTTAGTAGTCATACCCTTCTTCCCGTCAGGGATATTAGGCATTACTTCGACATTGCCTTCTTTCTTTTTTGACTTTGCCTTACGTTCTTTTTTATCGCAACCACACTCCTCTCGGAATTGTTTAAACGATTTCATTTTTTACCCTTCATTGCAATAATTTTGCTGACTTTCTTACGACGAGCATGTAGATACTTGTCAGACTTATCTACATCACCATCGTTGTCAATGTCTTTGTCCTTTCTATCAGAATGATCGCCCTTGAGTTCTTTGTGATTGACGGGATCAAGATGTTTCTTCTCTGCTAGTTCCTCACCCTCATACTCAACACCTGCTTTGACACAGTTGTCAACGGTCTTACCGCCCTTCTTCTTAGTACCAGCAAGTTTGTATCCCTTCCAGCAAGCCTTGCCATCGAGACCCTTTGCCTTCTCGATTACATAGGTCTCACCATCGATCTCATACTCTTCACGCTCAAGAACTTCCTCGTTCTTAGGAGCAGCTTCCTGTCCTACATATCCACCTTTCTTAGCGGTCTTCTTACGCTTAGTGGTATCTTCAATCTCAGCACCATTGGACTGAGGATCCATACCATCGAAAGGTGCCTCATGTAGATTTAGATCTACAGGAGCAGTGTTCTGGAAGGTATCACCACCCATCCATCTACCATATGCTTCCATCAACCCAGACGAAAATTCGTCATTGCTGTTGACGGTATTAACTGGCTTCTGATACTTCATCGTTTAAAAGGGACGTTCTTCTCGTATTATTTATAGATCTAATGTTCTTAATCCACTCGCGGAACATGTGTCCTTCTTCTGCAATAACTATAGCATAGTTACCACCCACTCTATGGATGTGTCCCTTGTCTCCCGTGCGGGCAGACATAACAGCATCACCTTCCTTAAATATTTCCTGCTGTCTCTGTTGTTGACGCAGTGCTTCTTCTCTTAGTTTTTTGAAATCTTTCATTTAAAATCTTTTGGTAGAGCCGATGCAATCTCAGTCATAAGAGCACGGCAATCATTATCATTCAATGCTCTGGGAATACCTTTCCTAAAGGTATTGAAGTCACCAGCAAATGCTGCGCGTCTCATTTTAGTTCCAGATATAGCAAAAGTATCTCCATCAGCATCTCTACTTCCTGAAGATACAATGTCTATTTTTCTGAAAGAAAAATCCTTTCCATTATATTTATGGAGGAATTGCATAGCGGCAACTCTATCAGACCCCACCAAGAAAATAACCTCATCATATCCAGCGAGCATCAAATCTTGCAGGATTTCAACGGGTTGTCTTGGACCAGAATGAATTTTTCCCCTATGTTCTGGGAACATTTTATTCATGTAGAAAAGTTTTCTATCTGGAGGAAGAGGATTGCTACCCTTTGTATCAACAGTCTGAGAAATGTAGATGCGATAGTCATGTTTACCCGCAGCACGTTTCACACCATCAAAGTTCTCTTTGTGTCCTGTAGTGGGAGGTTGGAACCTACCAAATGTAAAGTAGCAAACCTTTCCGTTTAACGCCATTGCTTCTGTAAGGTGAAGTTATTGTAAGCAAACTCCAGGCGATTGACAAACTTGATCATGCTGCCATCTTTGTGAAGAACATATCCTTCTGGAGTTGTGACCTTGTATCCCTTCTCTGTTTGAACAAAAGTTCTGAACTCTTCAAGGTGGTCTAGTTTATCTATAACCATTTGCTTCACTGCTTGTAGTTCCTTATACAAGGTCAGCATCGCCTTGAACTTGTAGACATTATCCACAAGATAGTTCTCACTCTGATAAACAAGGTTGCGCTTCTTAACTAGGTTGGCAGGTGTCTTGATCTTAGCAAGTTCCTTACTCATCTTATCATGATAGAAGTTTGCTAGATCATACAAACTTTCATCGACGTTACCAATGCTTCTGGCATTCTTGATCTCATTATTGAAGAACTGCTTTAGATAAGATGCGATGTGGAACTTGGCATCTCCAGTTGTGCCAGTAGCACCAACCAGTTCGTCTAAGAAATCACCACAGATCTGACACATACGTTCGATCTTTTGAATGTAACGATCGAACTGTGCCATCTCAGTCCTAGAAAACCCAACACGGTTCATAGGTGTATCATTCTTTACTACTAATACATCTTGAGAACCGCCTACATTAGCACCTGCTTTTGCTTGCATTTCTCCAAGAACATTACCAGTATAATGAGTATGGAATACTACGCCGATCTTTGCTCTACCTGCAGCTTTACCGATAGGATGATCGACAGGAATACCATAGGTAATCGTGTTGGGTCTGAAAGTATAGAGTTGCTCTCCATTAATTGTTTCCTTTTTAATATCGGATGTGAAAAGAAGATCTCCTTGGATAACACCTTTAATGCCTAGATCTTTGAAGTAACGTAGAGAAAACTTCAGTTTTTCTGCAAGGTCACCACTGTAATATCCATCGACATATTCCTCTGTATAGCAGATCTTTGGTTCAGTCTTGTTAAAGACAGACTTAGTACCAACAAAGAACTGACCAGTAGCAGGATCAGTGCCACAAATAACAGAAGGAGCACCATCCCATTTGGTCTGCATGAAACCGCTGCTCTCCTGGTGTCCAAGCATCTTCTTGAGTTCCTTGAGAAAAGAAACCGCTGCCATACACCCATCGATGCCATAGTTTAGCATCTCATCTTCCAGGTGTTCTAGGTGTTTTAGTTGCTTTACGTTTGCCATCAGACTGTATGAGTAACTCTTCTTCCGCCTTGTGGGTATATCGACAATCTCATACCACGAATACCAAAGTCACTCCTAACACCCTTAGCACTAGGATCAATAATTTTTTCCCACGATCCTTTCTTAATTGCCATAAGGGATGGGATGTAATCTCCAGTCATGTCATCTCCGTTGTTATGAACATGATCAGCAGACATAGTATAGTAACCTGCTTGTTTCTTTAGTTTTGGAGTTCCTTGGAATAGAACATGAACATTCTGCTCACCAAACTGTTTGCCATAGTCAGGTCCATAGAGAGAATACATTTTCAAGTTCTTATCGATGATGTTACGTCTAGCAGCAAATCCACTGACCTGTGCCCAACTAGTATTGACACTAGTGTAATTTCTAACAGCTTCCACAAACGCTGTAACTTCGGGGTGATCACCAATTTCAGAACCAGCACTGCCCTTAGTTACACCAGACCACTGACCAAAGTCCTTTGCTTGGTTTCCCATCTTGTGTGAGATGAACCCAACGTTGACTAGTTTATTATTATGACACGCCACCAGTGCAAGGTCTGCCTTAGGTGTGCCACTTACTTTATTGACACCCACAATGTGCTCGAACTTGTGCTTGCCCATCTTGATTGTCAAAGAAGGACACGTTTTATCCATCCTAGATCTAGGATCGTCAAGTTCTTTCTGAATAGCATCAGCAATTGCAGTATTCATATCATTGATGAAATGCAACTCACCCATCTCCTGGGTGCTAGGCATGTTCAACTCATACGAACTGTCTAACAATTCAGTAAGTTCTGCAAGTCTACCCCACCTTGCTGTAAGTTGCTGTCCTGCTGGTGGTTTGCCACCAAACTCAACACCTTTATGTACCTTACCAGATCCCAGAACAAGGTTACCCTTCTTGAAATTAATGCTAACGTTTTTCATAAAGTCAGGAGCTTGTGCTTTCGCTGCAGCAACAAAGGCATCCTCACTAAGTTTACTAATCTTGATTGCTACTGGGTCTCTCTTTGGAACCTTGAATTCAATTTCATCAAACACAAAATACTCACCATCAGTAGTTGTTAGTGGTGATCCAGCAACAACTTTTCTATGGATCTCTCTTAGGTTATTCTCGTATCTGCCGCTCCTGTTTAGGTGCGACCATGTAAGTGCTGTCATGAAAAAACCTCCCGTCTAACTATTTAGAGGGAGGTATGCTTTTTAGGTATTCTTTTTCCTGCGAATAAGGATGCTTATCTCCAGTCCAAAGTTGATATCCTTCTACGAGATCTGGGATCAACCACTGGTCCACCCGATAGCAATACTTCCAATTGACAGGTTGAATACAATTCATCACAACAACTTGGAAGAAAGCAGTTAGATGGATCCAGAAACTAAGCATCGGTAACTATGTAATTGATATTGATTAACACTCTAGTTTTTTCATCTGTGCAACTGTAACCAACATGCAATTGATTAGCATCAAAAACAACTAGTCTGTTAGCAACAGATTGAACGACTGTTCCATCATCAAACTCAGTATATCCATTGTTAGTATTGCAATAAAAGATTGCTGTCTTTGCGTTCTGATAAGTAACGTCTTTATGAAAGTTTCCAAGGATAGAATTTACAGCATCTCGTGGATTGAGATTTGCTTTAACGTTGATG